GAAGAAGGGGGCGAAGGCCAGGTCGACCGGCGCGCTCCGCAAGGCCGCCACGGTCCGCGTCGGCCAGACCGGCACCAACAAAGCGTTCGACGCGTTTGTCTACGGCGTGCTCGGCTACAAGGCCGGCATGGAGAGTCGCAAAGCGATTTGGCTTGAGTTCGGCACCGGCAACGGCGTCCGTTCTTTCAAGATGATGGAAAAGACTGTTGCCGAGTTTGGCCCGGTCGCCGCCGGCAAGTTGGCGGCAGAAATGGCCGCCGCATTGGAGAAGGCCGCCAACGAAGTCGGCGGCGGAAAAAACCAAGGATACTCAGGCTAACCCATGCCAATCCCCGAGAAGTGGATCAAGGGAGCGATCGAGGACGCCGCGGAGGACTGCCTCGCTTGGCCGGTCGCCATGACCGGCACGGGCGACCCGCCCTATGTCGTCTACTTCCGCGAAGGCACGGCCCGTGATTCGCTGCTCGGTGACATCGCAGCCGCGCCGGTCGCGACGTTCCGACTCGACATTTACGCAGACTCGCACGTTCAGGCCTGGGAGATCGCGGAGGCGGTCGGCACAGCACTGAACCGGTTCAAGGGCACGGCCTACGGCCTGACAATCGAACTCTGTCTTCTGACCGACGAGCGTGACGGCGACGCCGTCCGCCTTGATGGTCGCGAAGACCCGACATACATCGTCGAGCAGACCTACACGATCTCCTGGCAGGAATGACACATGGCCCTCTCAGGACTCCCCACCGGCGGCCCGGCGATCCCTGTCGGGGCGACTCGCGTCTCGATCAAGAACATCGACACCGCATCGAATCAGTCAAAAGAGGACGTGACGGACCTCTCGCACAGCGAGCGCACCTACGAAGACCCTCCGCTCGTCGATGGCGGTAGCGGCGCGGCCACGAAAACCTGCTCGGCCACAGGCTTTTTGTATCCGGCTACAAGTCTCCAGGTAACTCCCATCGAGACGACGACGGGCTGGATTTGCGAGGACATCGAGAAAGTCTACGAGGTCGGGAAGTTCGTGACGTGGTCGGCTAACTGGTCCTATTACGAGGCTTGATCAATGTCAGGAACATCGCCGGTTACGTCGCAGGGCGACGACTTCGGGATCAGTGGGGCCATCAAGGTCACTATCAAGTCCAGCCGCGGAGATGCGGCAGGCAACAAGCTCGACTCATCCGATTTGTCTCTCGCGCACGGCAGCAGCAGAACCTACGAGGACGGCCTCGAGGATAACAGCTCCGGCGGCGGCGGCATCGTCACGACCGTTGCGGTTGAGTTTCTAGCGGACACTCCGCCGGCGACTGGCGACATCACCAACTTCGACGGCGTAGATTGCAAGTGCATTGATGTCGAGATCACGCACGAAGCCGGCGAGCTTGTCAAGGGTACGGCTAACTATACGTCCGACTACGACGCCGAATAGCCGCTAACCCAAGGCGCAGCAATGGCAGGCGACACGCCGACCTCGCAGGGCTCATCCGTGTCGTTTGGCGGCGAGCCGATCGGCCGCCTGACCAGCTTCCGCGTCTCGCCTGGGACCGCCCAGTTCGAGGACGTGACCAGCGTCGGGAGCGACGTGATCGGCAGCGGCTGGGACGCCCGCGTTCTTCGTGAAATCGCCTGTACGGGTATTGAACCAGGCGGGCTGGACATCAACCTATTCGGTTGCCCGCCGTTCCTAACGACCGACATCGGCCTCGTCAGGACGCTCGAGGTCTCGTTCCCCGAAGGTGGCTTCGAGTTCATGGCCCACCTCGAGACGTTCGAGGTCACCGGCAGCGTCGGGCAATTCCTGACGGGATCGGCCCGATTCAGGATCGCCGGCCAGGTCGACAACGACTGAGGAACCCATGAGCATCGCATCGGAAGTATTTGGCGAGTGGAAGCCTGAGCTGGTCGAGGTCACGCCCGCTGGCTGCGACAAGCCAGTGAAGCTCCGCTATCCCACCTATGGCGAATGGCACAAGCTCGCCGTGGCCCATCAGCAGCTCGCCGGCAAGGCCCCGGACGCGGCGCTGATCATCGACACAATCGCGGCCTGCATCGCCGACGACGCCGGGAAGCGGAAGCTCTCGGCCGACAAGGCCCGCGGCCTGCTCGACGCCAGCCCCCGGGCTGTCATGTGGCTCTACAAGCAATGTTGGGAGACCGTGCTGAAAAGCGACGACGAGACCGTAGCGGAGATGGAAAAAAACTCCGCAGCCGGGCAGGAATGATCGAACGGTTCCTGTACCGGCTGGCCGCACATCACCGAATTTGGGACGTGGATAACTGGAAGTATGAAATAAGCCTCCGCCAGGTCTTGCGATGGATCGCGGCCTACAAGGTCGAGCCCTTCGGCGAGGACTGGCTGAGAACGGCACGGTCGACCGTGACGATCCTCCGGGGGCTGGGCTGCAAGGTGGACGAAGACTTCGAGCAAAAGTTCCTGCCTGGCTATGACCCAAATCGTGAGATGACGCCAGACGAGATCGAATCCGAGTTGAAGAAGCTCACAGTGTTCAAGGGACGCAAGTAATGGCCGCCATCGGCAAGGTATCGGCTGTCTTTACGGCCTCCACGAGTGGGCTCACTACCGGCGTCAACCGGGCGGCTTCGTCGTTTAAGCAGCTCGAGACATCGACCAGGTCGCTCCAGTCCGGGATGAGCACGCTGGTCGCGATCAACGCGACCCAGTTCTTCGCCGGAATCGCGAGCACGGCCGCCGGCTATGTGTCGAGCCTCGTCCGCATGGGGGCCGCCCAGGCGGAGGTAGTCGACTCCACGAGCAAGCTCGCCGCCCGGCTCGGCATGACCTATGCGGAGCTGGCTGGCCTGTCTCTGGCCGGCAACCTGGCCGGCGTGTCACTCGACCAGATCGGCGCGGCCGCCACGAAGGCGGACGTGGCCTTCGTGCGGGCCGGCCAGGGATCAAAGAAGGCGATCCAGGCCTTCGCCAGCTTGGGGCTCACTGTTGAGCAGTTGAACGGCCTGAGCGCCGCAGACCGGTTCGACGCGATCGCGTCCGCTATCGCGGCCCTGCCGACTGAGGCCGAGCGGGCCGCGGCTGCTGTCCAGATCTTTGGCCGCGCCGGGGCCGAGCTGATGCCGCTATTCGCGGGCGGGGCCGGTGCGATCGCTGAGGCCCGGGCGGAGGCGGAGCGGTTCGGACTGGCCCTGACGAACGCCCAGGGCCAGGACATCGAGGCCATGAACGACGCTTTCACGCGTGCCCAGCAGGCCGTGGCCGGCGTCGTCCAGCAAGTCGTGGCCTACCTGGCCCCGGCCGTCCAGGCCGTGACCACGGCCTTCTCCGACCTGATCGGCTCGATCGGCGGAGCGAATATCGGCCAGGCGATCGGCGACGGCATCCTCCAGGGGGCGCGGTTCCTGGCCCAGATCGGTGACTTCATCATCCAGAACTTCGGGAGCGTGTTCTCGTACCTCTCCCAGGTCGGGCAGCAGTGGGGTGGCGTGGTCGACTTCTTCAACCGGACGGCCCTGTTCCTCTCCGGCATCGCCGACGGCCTCCAGGCGGCATTTGGGATCATCATCCAGGGTATCTCCGGTCCGGTTCAGTCGCTGATGGAGGCGGCCCAGTACATCGGCGAGGCTCTCGGCTTCGACACCTCGAGCCTGGACGCCGCGGTCGCCGGCATGCAGGCATTTAACTCTGAGATCTCAAGCGGCATCACCGAGAACCTCAACTCGGCCGCGGCCAACTTTAGCGCCGCCTTCGCGGCCGACGCCCCGCAAGTCGGCCAAGCCATCACCGGCCCGCTCACGACCGCCCTCGACGCCGCAGTCGGGAAGGCCAAGGCGTCCGCCGCGGAGGTAGACAAGGCAGCGACGACGCCGGTCGAGGTCAAGCAAACCGTCGAGATTGCGTCAATCAACCAAGCCTTGAAGGGAATCGACTCCCGCTCGACCGAAGGCGTGGCCGAGATGTTCCGCCTGATGCGTGGCACCGGGGCCGACATTCAGCAGCAGCAGCTAACCGCGCTCGAGCAGATCGCAGAGAACACGTCGGCCGGTGAGGAAGTCCTCGTCGCGGAGTTTTAGGAGTAGCACCGATGGCGATTCTCGGCTGGCGGCGCGTGGTGGACGGAACCGGCTTCTCTGGCCGTGTCGGCGAGCCGCTGCGCTATGACGAGGCCTGGCTAATTCGCGTCGACTCGCCGCTGACATCGAAGCAAGCGATCACCCGGGCCGTGCCCTGCGGCTGGTACGCGGCCCACTGGGAGAACCCGGCCTGTCGTGCGATGGAGTTCAAGCTCTCGCCGAAGAACCAGGACGGCCTCCTGTGGCGGCTCGACGTGGCGTTCTACCCGCCGCCGCCGCGGCAGAAAATCGATGAATCGACCGGCATCCCCGAAGACTTCTGGGAGCGATCGGGCGGAACGTCGACCGTGCCGGCCTTCGAGGACTACTACGGCGCTATGATCGTCAACGCCGCCGGCGACCCGATCGAAGGCCTCCAGAAGGAACGCGAGGAGAAGGGCTGGACGCTCACGAAGTACTACACCGACGACTCGTGGAAGGACGACGCAGAGCTGTACGCTGGCAGCGTGAACAGCGACTCGTGGGACGGCGGCGATCCCGATACGTGGAAGTGTGGCCTCCGGTCGGCGAAGCGGCGCGAAATCCAGAACGTGGCCCGCGGCCGCACGGCCAGCGACACAGCCGAAAGCGACGAGGAGACAACTGGCGGCGACGAGGACGACCTGGTCGTGGTCGAGACCGTCTGGGAGTTCCGCTACGAGCCTGGTACGTGGAAGTGCATGCCGTGGGACGTTGGCTTCCACGAGCTGGTGAGCGGCGAGCGGAAGGCGATCGTCGGGGCCGACGGGAAGGCCGTGAAGCAACCGGTCGCGCTCAACGCGAACGGCACACAGAAGGGGGCCGGAGCGGCTCCTTCTGTGATAAATGACGGCGACGGCGTGGACCTGTACCCGAAGACCACATTCTCCGCGAAGTTCGGAACGCCCTTTATCATCCCGGCGGTCTGACGCATGGCAGGCGAGCGGAAAGTCGCGTTCACCGAGGACGCCGCCCGCCGGGTGGCGGCCGCTACGCTCGCCTACGAGCGCGGCAGTCGGGACATGCCGCCGATCAAGTTCCGGCAGGCCGGCGGCGACGACGGCGGCGGCGAGCCGCCGCGGCTGGGCACGATCGCCGCGACCTGGACGAAGAACACGACCGCGACCGTGACGCAGATCAACGCCGACGGAACGGCCCTCTCGCCGACGGTCACGTTTACGGCCACGAACTACTTCGCCACCGTGACGGTGACGAGCGGCACGCGGAAGGTGCTGTGCGTGTTCGTGGGCGACCGCTGGCTCCTCACGGCTGCGGAGTGCTGACATGCTCGAGTTGCTCGCCGCGATTCAATCTGTCGAGCCGCCGTCGCTGGTGTTGTGGGGTCTGGCTCTGTTTGCGGCTGGCATGTACCCGGTCGGATTCATGCTGGGCGGAAGTTGCTCGGCATGCTGCGGCCAGATTCCGCCATGCGACGCATGCACAGAGGGCAGCCTGCCCGACACGCTCACGGTGACGTTCAACGGCTTCACCGACCAGACGCCTGGGCCAGACCTCATCTCTCTCGGCTTCTCCTCCTGCTTCGGCGGCGGGGCGTCTGCCCGCGTGACCGCTCCAGGCGGCGACCCTGACACCAACAAGGGGCCAATCTCTGCCGTCTCGCTGACCAGCGGCGGCAGCGGATACGCGAAGCTCGGTCGAGTTGCGCCGACGCTTACGATCTCCGGCGGCACGGGCACAGGGGCGACGTTCACGCCGACGCTGACCAGCACAAACGACGCCTGCGGCATCCCGTCTTGGTCGCTGACTTCCGTTGCCTTCAAGGGAGGCACTGGCTACGTCGATGGCGAGTCGCTGACGATCACGGCGGCCGATGGCGACACGGAGGCCCAGGCGGCCGTGGCGGTTGTTCGCACGGCAAGGACGCAGCCGACGCTAACGGCCAGCGTCGACGGCGGCAGCGGTGCCGTGCTGGCTGTTTCAACGTCCGCCAACTACGGCACGCCGGAGACGTGGGGCGTAAGTGGCGTTTCGGTCACAAGTGGCGGCACCGGCTACATGGACGGGGCCGCGGTGACATTCTCCGGAGGTGCAGACCTGGTAGCTGTCGAATCTGCTCAGGCCGTCGTGAGGACCGGACGTGAGGAGCCGATCGTCGGCGTCGGAATTACGGGCACGGGCTCCGGGGCTGACTTCTCGACCACGATCACGGAGACGCTCGATTACTCGACATCCCCGGCGCGGCCAGCCTGGACTGTGTCGGGCGTGACGATCACCGACGGCGGCTCTGGCTACTCCGTGTACGACATGCTGACGGCATCCACGAACGGGCAGCAATCGCAGTATTCCTGGTTCTACGTGTACGTTTCCGAGGTGGACGAAGATGGTGCCATCACGGCCGTCGAGATTTACGGCGGCGGCCTGTTCTACAAGAGCACCGGAGTGATTGACTCCGTCGAGATTTCATACGGCGGCTCCTACTACGGCGGCGTGATCACCGCCGTCGATGTCACAGCGCCCGGGCAGTATTACAGCGAGGACGCGGAGGCCACGCCCTACGTGGCCGAGGTGACGGTGGCCGTGGCGTCACAGTCGCCACCAAGCGACGGCACAGGGGCGACGTTCACGGCGACGGTCGAGGATGACCCGGAAAGCCCCGACTTCGGGAAGGTCACGGCGCTGACGATAGACGACGGCGGCGATTACTACCTCGCGTGGCAGTGGCGGAATACGAAGTGCTGCGGCGATTACTACAACGGGCTTTCGGTTGTGTTGCAGCGCAGCGGATGCCTGTATTCGCACAACATGTGCGGTGTCGGAAATATTAGGGGCGGCGTTGGGCGCATTACTCTCGAATACTTCGGCCCTTCAGTTGCGCCAGTGATTCGGCTTCTCTCCGAGGCCTTCGTTACAGAGGTGAGCGTTGCCTGCAACGCAGTACTCGAAGCCGGCAGCAACGTCGCCGACTGTGGCGACTGGTCTGGCGTGTCGTTTTCAGGCAGCGGAGGAATTACCGCAACCGTAGAAACTGGCGGCGAGTACGACCAGACCTTTCGCAACCCAGGCGGCCGGTCATGTTTTATTTGCTGCAAGGGCAGCGGCCCAGTTCCAGACGAAATTGAAGCGGACATAACAGACAACGCCGGAGGTTCGCTCAGTGGCGTTTACGTGTTCCCGTATAACCCTTTTATCGTCGGCGGAGTCGGATCGTTTGGAATTGCGATCGCGTGGGGCGTCCCAAATTATGTGCCGGGCTTTCCGTTGGTTTTTGTTGCAAAGCTTGGACTCTGCGGCCACGACATTCAGACGAACCAAGGGTTTTCGGGCGAGTGCGACCAGTGCCACAAAAAGTGCATGGTCGAGATAGCTCTCAACACGCTAAACAGCGGCCTCGGCGATGACTACTTCACGAACGACACATTTCCGTCGAGCGACTGCGGTGGCTGCGAGCCCACTCCAATCTGCGGACCATACGGTACATACACGTTAACAAGCCCTAACGGTCCAGGCTCATTTACGGTATCGATGTCGTGACGCTCTGCGACTTCAACAACCCGGCGCAGACGTGCCCAGCATGCGGCTACCGCGCTCGCCGTCTCCCGACCTACCGTGAGTGCCGGCCCGTGCCCGAGAAGGTCTGGCGACCCATCCCCATCGGCGACCTCGTGGAGCGTGGCCTGACCGCCATCGGCATCACGAAAGAGCGTGTCGAGAAGCTGACCCGCACCGAAGGCAAGCCGGGAGGCTGCGGCTGCGAGGGGCGGAAGAAGTGGCTGAACGAAGTCGGCAACAAGGTACAGACCGACGCCCGAAACGCCTTGATCGCCGCGAAGAAGTTCTATGTGGGCGATTGACTCAGGCGGCCCGACCGCCACACTGCCCAGACCCCACCCAGGAGGCACGGATGCCAACCGGAGGAGATCCCCTCACCGCCGCAGCCCGGCGGATCGTCCGCGAGAACCCGGACCACCCGGCCCGCGGCCTCGCGAGGATGCTCGCCCAGGAGTCCCGCGGCGCGCTGACGATCGACCAGGCCAGGAAGCGGATCCAGCGGCAGCTCGGCACGAACGGCGAGAAAAGCCGGAAGGCCATGAAGAACATCGGCCGCCAGCCCCGGATGGCCGGTGTCGAGTATCGGCTCGTGCCCACCTCCGCGGAGCCCTGGCGGCCGCACGTCCTCGAGGTCGTCGGCCGGGTCGGCATCCTCTCGGACGTGCATGTTCCGTATCACGACGAGGTCGCTGTCCTCGCCGCCGTCCATCACCTGGCCGAGCTGGGCCTCGACGCCCTGCTCCTGAACGGCGACATCGGCGACTTCTACGCGCTCTCGCGGTGGATCAAGGATCCGCGGCAACGCGACTTCTCTGGCGAGCTGGAAGCCCAGCGGCAATTCATCGGCTGGATTCGCGAGACGTTCCCCGACATCCCGATCGTCTACAAGGCCGGCAACCACGAGGAACGCTGGCAGCACTACATCTGGCAGCACGCCCCCGAGCTGTCGAAGGACAAACTGAGCAGCCTCCAGTCCTGGCTCTACCTCGACAAGCACGACATCACGCTCGTCGAGGAGGGCCGGCCGGTGATGCTGGGCGAGCTGCCGGTCCTGCATGGGCACGAGCTACAGCGGGGCGTGGCGGCCCCGGTCAACCCGGCCCGCGGGGCGTTCATGCGGACCCATCACACGACGCTCGTCGGCCACTCGCACCGGTCGAGCACGCATGCCGAAAGCGACATGTGGCACGCGGAGACGACGACCTGGTCGACGGGTTGCCTGTGCGATCTCACGCCGGCATACGCCCGAATCAACTCGTGGAACCACGGGTTCGCGGTCGTGACCGTTCACGAGGGCGGCGAGTTCGACGTTCAGAATATGCGGATCGCAAACGGCAAGGTGAGGGCCTCGTGATGCACTGGCTGACCGATGACGAGCTGCGGGATGCGGAGCAGCGGGCGCGGCGATTCAGCGGGGCTTACCACGGCACGAGCGGCACGCTCGCCGGGCTGCTGCTCCACACGATCCACATGGTCAGACACTACCAGGAGG